TGTTGTAACCAAGAAGGAAAGAAATACATCTTACCCACCTCTGGCTTCATAACAACGCACTGAGTGGGCTTTAGGCGCTCTCTATCCAAGGTAGCGCTTTGACCGTAGCAAAAGGCTAGGTAGCCATCACAGTCGCCTGTAGCCCCATACAGGTTGTAATCAGAGTTAGATGTGCTTGGTTGATTCACTATCTGTTCAGGTACTTTAGTCCATGTAGTGCAGCTAATACCCATGATAGTTTTAGTACCGTGATCATGTATTGGATTATAATCACCAGCATAACTATGTACAGACCATAGCTCATCAATTTCTATCTGCCTGTCACCGTCTAGCTGCTGACCTGTCATGCTAAAGAAGTTACTCACGTACTGTACAGCCATGTGCTGCGTGTACAGTCTGAACTCCTCTAGTTTGGGGTGAAAGTGATCCATCATTAGCTGCTCACCCCGCTGTATCTGACCAACAAGAGTACCTGCTGCTGATTTACGCTCTTCATCCTCTAAGAGATTGTCCAAATAAACATTTAGATTGTCAACATGCTTTTGAGGAACTTCTGCTTCCATAAGGAACAAAGAGGGCAGGGGCAGCATTTTTATCTGTATGTCACTCATCCTATGTCATGTCCAGATGTTATCAACACAGACTTGAATACCTCTACCATGTAGATTATTTCTTTTATATCTAAACCCGATGTAGACTTGGCACTCATTAACTCATCTTTAGTCCAACCAATAATAAGAACCTGCTCAAACTCATCTTTACAAGCTTCTAAAACTTCGTTAGCCGTAGCTTCTTCAGGCATTAAACTAATTACATTACTCATCGAAGTGTGTCTCCAAGACAATAAGCTTGTCTTCAGCTTCAGCTATCTTACCTACAAGTTTGTCCATAGTCTCAATCAAGTTACCATGCTCACCCACAGCCACAGGATTATCTAGATAGTTCTGCACCTCTGCCTTGTATACGTCTATCTCAGCGTTGTACAGGCGTTTCATGGCGCTAATCTTTGGGTCTATCATAAAATCCTTCCTCTAACAGTTTTGTGTACTTATCTACATATTCTTTGTAGCTTAACGGCGCTTCACGCCTCTTGCATTTGTCATCCATGTAACTTGCCCACATCTGAGAGCAATAGTAGCTATACAGCCAAAATTGCTCATCTAAATCATTGTAGTAGTTTAGGTACTCTTTCCATGATACAGACTTTTTTAGCTCTGGTATATAAAATTTAGCCCTGTATACTGGATGTTCTTCTGTCATGCTAACTTACATTCACAAATATAAAGTGCCCCGTAGTAACTGCACATTTTAAACTCATGTTTTTTACAATGCACCTGATCAGGCCCCATGTTTTTCCACTTGCTAACGTCTCCTGACGTAGTGCTACATGCTGTAAACAACAGTAAAGATAATGCTAATAGTATTTTCATGCTTCTTTCTCCAAGTCCCATCGGCAAATATTTTTATTCTTGCCCCGGCGTTTAAATACAGAAAGTAGATTATACTCTTCTTTCCACCTAGTTATCCATACTGCATTGTTTTTCTCTGCGTCTTTGAATGTGGCGTAGGTCATAAACAATGCAAATATAGTAATTACATGACCGTATATTAATGGAATAATTCCCGACCAGCCTGCTATCAAACTACAGAAGCAAGCAGTCCACACAATAGATAAAGCAAGCATTAAATACATCTGCATACTTACATCCCCTATGAATCTAAATGGATTGTATTTTAGATTCATGAAAGAATCCCATGTGTAATAAAACCAAATCATTGTTTCTTTAAGTTTATCCTTCACAGCTTAAACACTCCTCTTCTAAGTTGATTCTTGGTATTTTAATGTTAACATTCTCTGTATTTCTAGCCGCTGTAGTTCGCAGGTAATACATAGATTTGAGTTTGTTAGCTCCTGTCCAATGTACGTGATTAACGTATGCCAAATACTCATCGTGTACCTCCTGTGATGCAGTAGCTGGTGGTGGTTCAAAAAACAGGTTTACTGACTGCGCTTGGCAGACGTATTTCTGGCGCTGGTAGGCGTGTTCGATGACCCAAATCTGATTGAGTTCTGGCGCTGTTTTAAATACTTCCTTCTCTTCTTTCGTGAGTTCCTCCAGTTCTTTAACAGAGCCTTCAGCAGCAGCAATATCTTTCCACGTTTGTTCGTTGTTAATACCTTTCTTCTCAAGCAACTGCTCCAAATATTTGTTCTTTACTTTGTACGATCCCGTGAGAGTTTTGTGCGTAAATACGTTAGCCCTTGTAGGCTCAATAGAAGGGCTTGTTCCACCACATATAATACTAGAACTAGCATTAGGGGCAATAGCAAGCAGGTGGGAATTACGATAGCCACTATCAGCCATGTCAGGAGCCTCCCCACGGTTTCTAGCCAGACTCCGGGAAGCCATCTGAGATCTTTCTTTGATGAGTTTAAACGCTCTATTGTTGAAGCTGGCGGCGTACATTCCTTCAAAAGGGATTCCATTACGTTGAAGGTAACTATGAAAACCCATCGCTCCAAGACCAATCGCCCGTTCTCTATATGCACTATAAGCGGCTTTTGCAAAGCCTGTTTTATCTTCTTTAACATCCTTACTAAACTCCTCAAAGGTATCGTAAAAGTGCCACGCATGTTCTCCACCTGTAGCATTATCAATAAAGTGTTCTAATACATTATCAAGCATTATAATAAGATCACTGATGAATACATCGTCTTCTTTCCATTCATCAAAATACTCTAGGTTAACACTGGACAGACAACAAACTGCTGTACGATCTTCACTGGTGGGCAGTGTGATCTCAGAACATAAGTTACTCTGACGTACTTTAAGTCCTAAATTTTTCTGCTGTTCTGGCAGGGCCTCGTTGCAGCGGTCAAGATTAACAACGTATGGTTCACCTGTCTCTGCTCTTGTGTGTATTAGCTGCCACCATAAATCACGCGCTGGTAAAGTCTTTATCGCTTGCTTTGATTTAGGATCTATTAGCCTCCACTGCTCATCATTTTTTACAGCTTCTAAGAAGTCATCTGTTACTGTAATTCCGTTGTGTAGGTTAAGGCACTTACGATTAAGGTCACCGCCAGTAGTCTTCCGCATAGCGATGAACTCTTCAACTTCTGGATGAGTGATGTCCATGTATGCCGCATAAGAACCTCTTCTAGTTTTTCCTTGATTGAAAGCCAACATATAACTGTCAACTACGTGCATGAAAGGGATGCTACCAGTAGACTCACTGCCGCTAGAAGTTGAAACGCCATTACTTCTAACATCACCCCAATATCCACCCAAGCCTCCACCTCCACTTGCCAGCCATATGTTTTCATCATAGTGATCAGAGAGACCGCGCCTTGAATCAGGAACATAATTGAGAAAACAGCTAATAGGGAGGCCACGCGAGGTTCCCCCGTTGCTAAGTATAGGAGTGCTAAAACCGAACCAGCCCTTGCTTGCGTAACCATAAAGTCGCTGTGCAAGATTGAAGTCAGTATGCCCCTGATACGTTGCAACATAGACGGACGCTCTGGCGAAGGCTTCTTGTGCATGAGTTTCTCCGTCTACAAAGTATCTATCTTTTAAAGTTTCTAGTGAAAAAGTATCAAGAAGTTCTTCTCTATCATAGTCAATCTGAATCCCCAAGTAATCCTGTTTTCCAATCTTTAAGGTCATTTATATCGTCCTTTTCCTGTAACTGCTCTTTCCTGTACCCCTTAGTACGAGCTTTGTTTTTAGATTGTTTTCTTTTATGAAACCTAGCAGATCGTTCTGCTTTTCTATCGTAGCTGCTCACTGGGATGCTCCAACATATATCGTATCAGGCGCTCTTCATACCAACGCGCTTTCCGTAAATCTTCTATAGGCTTGCCTTTGTAGCGACACCGCCAGTTGTATTTAAGGGCATTACCCCTGAGATAACCAATGTACTCATCGTGCGTAAGCATACCATGGATAGCGTCAATACACTCCATGTTGCCGTTGTTGTAGTGTGCTGGACGGTTCACCATGTCCGGTTTGTTGTCCGGTTTATCTACCATTTCACGGGCATTTGCGGGTATATTGTCCGGTTTGTTGTCCGGTTTATCACCAAAGACAGGGTGATTATTATGTTGATCTTCTTGCTCAATTACATGATCTACCCAAGATTTCTTTTTATTAAGTTTATTCCACTCTTCTGGTGTTGCATCGTCAATACTCTTCATTGCATCTCCAAGTTAATCTTATCATTGCGTCTTCTAAACTCTTCAGTGTCCCTTGCAGCCTTATCAATCCAACTGTCAGGGATACTATCTTCACTAAACCACCTGAACCCGTTAGCTGTAGCCCACTCACCGTGTGATCTTTTAGTACCATCCTTACGACGCTTGGCTCCCGGCATAGGGGCTGATGGGTTAGCGAACAAGAATACCAGTTCAGTGTTCTTAGGTAAGATCTTTTTTACCCACACATACTTGTTATACTCTGCGAAGTCCCAGAATCTACCTTTAGATTCAAGAAGGATCTTCTTCCTGCCTATCTTTCTAACAAAGTCAGGCTCGTACTTATGCTCAATAACATATGGAACATAGTCTGTATGATGCTCCCAATCTTTTAAGATTGATTCATGTAAAACCATCTCCCAGATAGAGTCATACTTATTGCCGTCTTTTTTTACAAGCTTTGGACGAGGAACTTTAGATTTGCGCCAGCCGCTAGGCGCTTTTTTCTTAGTGCTAATGCCTCACCCCACGATCTTTTGTGTAGGACTCTAGATCACTCATAGTAATACTATCTATGTTCCTCCCCAAGCATACAAGTCTTTTAATAGATTTACGCACCCATTTAGGAGAATAGAAACTAAGCCACAGATGACCTCTGGCATTGAAATAATTTGTATCAGGAAGATACTGTTTGAAATTATTTATATTAACTTTATCGTGTTCAGACTCAGGGACTATAGTTTTTAGCCATTCAAATAAAATAATTTCTGATTTTCTTGAAATACGTTTACATATTTTAGCATTCATTAAGTGACCTCTGGTACTCTAGGCTGAGATTCAATGTGGGTTAGATATACAGGCCCTCTAGCATACTCAAAAATCCTTAGCCCTTGCCCATCGTTAGAGTCAGCATAACAATCAAGTTTGTAGGGGCAATAAGAACAGCCTTTAGGAAGCTTCATATTACCTGATTTGCCATCAGGTATCGGAGAGTAGCATCGTTCTGGTGGGGTATCAAGTGGTAAAACTGAACGTAAACTATCTATTGTAGAGCCTATGTGGGTTTTGTCAAGCTCTTCAGGTTGGAAAAAAGCTAATTCTCCTGTTTCTTTGTTAATAACAAGAAAGCCACCTTCAGTCGTACCCTCTGCTTCTTCGTACCCAGATAGCTGGGCTATGTAACCAAAGGGATCATCTTCTGGTAAAGTACCGTTAGAGAACTTTTGAAAGGCCCTGCCAGATGCAGTCTTTACATCCACTACCTCACCATCAATCTTGCAGTCCATATGTCCCGATATACCTTTAACCGATACTTCTTTTTGACAGTCTGTAACCTCATGTCCAGAAAGTTTAACCAAGAAAAGCAGTACTTCCTCTAGCAGGTGCCCGTACATAAACTTAATAAAGGTAGGGGGATCTATAGCCCCTCTATCACCATTTCCTGCTTTATTTTCGTACCAAAGTTGACGAGCAGGCTTCCCTATATTAGACATTCTTAAAGTAAATTTTTTATTCCTGTCTGGAACACTTCTCCATCCGTAAAAAATATCTTTAATATTTTCGCCTAGTTCTTCTATGGCTTCGTTAGTTATTTCTATACTTTTATTTTTACATAA